AAAAACGAGTACATAATTTATTTTTCTTTGAACTTTTAAAAACTTTTTGAAATTTCTAAAATTTTTTCAATTATGTACTCAAAATTATAAACATAGGATTAAGTATATAACAAGATACCCTTATTATAACTAATAATGAGCGAGCAGATCATAAAGATCAATATAGAAGAATTTAAAAGAGAATATGAAAATATCACAACGATACCATCAAATATATTAGAAAAGTCACTTGAAGTAAAAAATACATACTCGTGTTTTAATTCCTTTTACGATCCTAAAATGATATGGGCTAAGAAGATTTACAATAATAGCAAGGATAAATACAATAAACCTAAGGCTAAGAATAGAGTTCACATTATTATCCCAGAGTTTTCTAAGACTTCTGAGACCAAAAGGTGTCTGATAGGTTATCTAAATAAATTATCTCATAAAAATAAAGACAATATATATGATAAAATACGAGAAATAATAAATAATAGTGAAAATTTAGATGATGTCTTTAGTATAATTTTGAATTATATTAAAACGAGCGACGACGATATATACTGTAATATCTTGGATTTCTTTAACACAGAGTATTTAACTGCTAATATCAATAATCAATGGGATAATTACATAAATAATAAAGGATGGAACCCGCCTCCCTACGTATATGAAAACAACCTTCTATTGCTAAACGACGAATATGATATGTATTGCGAATATATTAAATGGAAGAAGGGGATACACAACATGAACAAAGTATGGGCTAAGTATAAGAACGATGAGCTTATTGTATTGTTAAATAATATCTGTGACCATATATATTTTCTAATAGATTCTAATGACCATAAATATCACAAATATATATTAGATATATTATTGGAACAAATATATAAATTATTGTGTATTAAAAAATACCCCGATATTATTAATAAAATTAAAAATATAGATATTAAAAATTACGATAGTTCAACTAAATTCTTTATTTATAATATTTTAGAGTTATAAAAATAAAAAAATTATTTCTATATAATAGTATAGAGTAAGAAATAGTATAATGAAAGCAAACAACAACAACCTGTCTTTTTACAGTAGCGCAATAATTCAAGCTATATTTGCAATACTGCTAATAATCATTCTGAGTTACATTTATAAGCTTGAAAATATGGGCTGCGAATGCTCAGAACATCCTAATAAAGAGTTCATCAAAAACTTTACAATAGTCGCTTTAGCGTATTTCCTAATAACATCTATCATATCGCTTAAAAGCGTTGCCGAAAGCATGGGGTTCGTAGTTGTCCAACTGCTATCTATAGCCACTTTCGTGTTCTTCCTAATGTTTGTAGTATATATATACTACGCGTTCGATTATGTTAGATATTTAACCAATGAAAAATGCAAATGCTCTGAAGATATAAGCAGAGATATCATATCCGTAGGTACCATGATATCCCTATTTTTATTCTTAACCATGTTATTCACTATAATAATCGTCCCTATATTACTAAGCACTTTAAGTGACCTATTAAACAGACTCGAAGTTTTCGAAGGTGAAATCGAGGATACCGTAAGCAATCCTATGCGAACCATACAACGAACTCCCGACAGAATACTAACTTCTGTAAAAGACATGGGCAAATTTGTTAAAAGCTCTGCTAAAAAAATAACCAATCTAAGAAGAAATAAATAGAAATTCAACTAATCCCTTCCCATGCCTTCTTTTTTTTTTCCATAATATAATAATTATATATTCAAAGTTCTAACTCCTTTTTTAGGACGGCCCTTGGTTTTTAATATTTGTATATCAGCAGTATCCTCAATTATCGAGGTAATTTCTTCATCGCTTACAGAAAGTGTTTCGATATTATTATCACTATCATCTATAGATATCTTACTATGAACATTCCTTATTATACTATCAATATCTTCAGCTGGTTTTCGCATATTCTGTGATTGTTGCATTCTTTGCTGCTGTTGCTGTTGCTGCTGTTGCTGTTGCTGCTGCTGTTGCTGTTGCTGTTGCTGCTGATACATAGGCATTTTAGATTGAGGAGGTTCACTATTTAGAGAACCAAAAAGACTGCTAACCATATTAAAGAGCCCCATACTATCATTACCTGAATTTCCGGAACCCCTGTTTTGCGACATTTGAGGAATTTGTTGATCATTATTGCCTATTATATATTGTTTTGCAGCAGCATTTTGAAATTGTTTCATTAATTCAGGATTAGATTTTAATACATTTTCTATATCGGGCAATGGTTGCTCTTTAAACATTCGGCTTGTTAAATGAAACATGAATGCGCTACCAGATAAAGACATAAATAATCTTAGTTCAGGAGCCATCTTTTTACCGGTCGCCTTATATTTATAATGCAATTCTTCAAAAATATCATCATAATCATTGATATTTTCATTTACCTGCTCAGACCATCCGTCGAGACGAATTGAGAGAGGATCGTATCTGCTATTTAAATATTCAGTTCCTGATATAAAAGCCATTAACATTTTTTGCTGAAAACGCACACTACCGTCCAATTCTTTTTCTCTGATTATTCTATTATATTCTGTTTTCATCTCTTCTAAATCAGAATTCATATTGAATTTAAAAGGTAACCTAAAGCCCTTAGATTCTAATCTGTCTAACTGGTAAATTATCTCGCGTTTTTCATTTAATTCAAGCTTAAGTAGTTCTTTAGGGCTTAAATATTTTTTTTTATCATTATATTTCCCGATTCTTCCATCTCCCCCTCGCCCGCTATCGCCACTTTCGCCACTTTCGCCACTTTCGCCACTTTCGTTACTCTCGCCACTCTCACCGCTCTCGCCACTTTCGCCACTTTCGTTACTCTCGTTACTCTCGCCGCTTTCGCTACTTCCCCCACTGCTTCTGCTGCTTCTGCTGTGTCTACTGTGTCTGCTGTGTCTGCTGCTTCTGCTTTGTCCGCTATCGCTGCTATCTCCGGTCTCATCGCTATCGTTAATGCCTTTATTGCCGTTACTATAAGAAGAGCTTATGTGGCTTTTTCCACTCTTTTTAATAACCTTATTTTTATAGATATTATTCATGTTTTTAATATAATCTTGTTTTCCCCTTGGAGAACTTGCGCGCGATGAACTCGCCGAAGACATTGAGATCACATCGTCACTTATTTTTTTCCTGTTAAAGAGCTCATTATTTAATGAATTATCTCCAGATTTATTATTGCCTCGAGGAATATTGAAATTAAATGCTTGTTGATTATTAAAACTATCTCTATTTAACTCTATTAAATCATTATTTTGGTTATTAAGAGTTGATATTAAAGCCATGTTATATATTTATTTTGATATTAAATGTTTATATATCTATTATAATATTTTAATCAGCATTAATACGCATCTATAAAAATAAAATATATATTATTGTAGTGCAGATAAATGATAAGACTATTCCAACATTATCATCTCGTGCGCATAAATCTTATTATAATTATTTACTATATCGCTGCCGCCGCTGCTGCTGCCGCTGCTGCCGCCGATAGCACATCGGATATAAGATATTGCCTGTAAACATGCGTCGCTCAAATCATCCTTTTTCTTATTTTCGTTGAAAAGTTTCTTTAAATATTCGTCTTCGCTAATATATTGTTTGCACAGTTCTATGCTAAGTAATTTATTATTCTTATATTTATCCTTACGGAACCCCTTCTTATTCTTGGGTTCATCTGGTTTTGTATTAGCTATATTTATTACATAGTTGTGATGCTTGGTTTTCAAAGATGCATTTATTAAAATAACATTTCCGACCTCCTTGTCCCAAAACTTAATTAAACTAAAATACCCATATATTATATGCTGTATGGTCTTCATAATACCGTTGAGATTAGAAGGCTGGTTCTCGATTAATACGTAATCAATAGTGTTTATATTTTTACTTTTAAGATCTCCGACGATGTTATCCATATTCATATAAATTCGCTCAGTAATATCTTCGATACCCTTGATTTCCTTCTTGCTATCAGCTAATGCTATTATTCGCCAATCAATTATCTCCAGAGTATTCTGAGTTTGAGTATCTGCTATATCATTCTTTTTAATTATACAAAGCGCCAAATTTTTAACCCCAATATCAAAACTAATATATATCATAATATCATTATTATAAGCATTATATCATTATATCATTATGCTCTTTTGCATCATATCGACATTCTTGGAAGTGTACTGTCTGATATTATGGCTCTTTATTAATATTACCAAATCCTTCCAGAAATTATCGTTAACATATCTCAAATTGTACTTATTGATTTTCTTGCATTTTTTATATAGCCACTTATATATTTTTTCCAAACATTCGGGGTTATTATAATTCCTACACATTCTCTGTTCCTTCGTCAATTTACTTATGTAATTTTTAACGTTAGCACAGCTGATATCGTCAGGTACTACATCTTTCAAATTATTGAATTTAACATAATTATACGTAGGACATATCAACAAGTTATCCTTGTAATCTATAAAAGTAGGATTGTTGTCTATTATAAGCAGGTGCTTTTTAATATCAAATGTACTCGAGAACTTTATATTTTTTTTAATAAGAGGTAATATTTTATTAATAGATTTTTTTATACTACCATCCTTATCTATTATACAATTGTCCCTCGTAAGCAAAGGTCTATCGAATTTAAAATTGTTATTCTTCTCTATAATAGAGATCTCTTTGTTGGCCCATTTTTTTTCCGAAGCAGTATATACATAAAAATAAGAAACCGGATATAACTTCTTCATCGCCTGAATAAAATGAAAAAAATGCGGTCTTATCAATAAGGACTTCTCGTTATAGCTCTCGTTCAGAGATTTTTCGCACAAAATCTTATATTTATTTAAATTTTTTTTATCATATGTTTTTATCAACTCCATGATATTATATATATCACATTGATAACTGCAATTGCCTATTATAGTCCCGTCTAAATCTATTATAAATATATATGGTTCTA